TCTTAATTAAATCTTCGAACCCATTACTTCTCAAATAACCAAAGGCTTCATCAACACGTGACTCAGGAATTTTTGCTGCATAGAATGGTTTAACTTCAACGCTAGAACCATCAGCTAATTTCAACAAAGATACACCTGCTTCCTGCATCATCTCTGGAATTATTCTCTCCTCCAAATCTCTTGATTGATTTTTCAGAGTTTTTAATTTGTCTTCTTGATCGTCAATTTGTTTTTGAAGATCTTTGAGTTGGTTACATTTTTCAGAAATAGATTTTACACTATCTTGACTAATGTCTATATTTGACATTTTTTCAATATCCATATTTTCCTCCTGTACGGCTATTATTTTATTTACTTGACGTTTGCAAGTAAAAAAATATATATCAATCAAGATGTGGAAATACCCGTATAAGACTACCCCATATGAGCATCAACGTAATGCTCTGAATGAATCTGCAGAAAAAGTGCAGTGGGCTTACTTTATGGAAATGGGTACAGGTAAAACAAAAGTAACTATTGATAATATAGCTTATCTTTTTTTTCAAAGAAAAATTAATTCAGTTTTAATTATTGCACCTAAATCAGTTTATTTAAATTGGGAAACTGAAATAGAAACACACATGCCTGATGTGCTTAAATATAAAATTTATAAATGGAATATTGATAAACCAAAAGACTACCATGATTTACAAAATTTTAAGGACCTTAGAATCTTTCTAATAAACGTTGAAGCTCTTTCAACTAAAAGGGGTTTTGAAGCTTGTAAAGAATATTTAATTAAAAATAAGCTAAACTTTGTAGCGTTGGATGAATCAACCACCATAAAAAATAGATCAGCAAAACGAACAAAGAACATTTTAGGATTGCAAAAATTAGCGTTGGTAAGGCGAATATTAACAGGATCACCAATAACAAAATCTCCATTAGATCTTTATACACAATGTCAATTTTTAAGTCCAGAATTATTAGGGTTCTCAAGTTATTTAGCTTTTAGAAACAGATATGCTGAGATGACTGATATACCAGTAGGGTCTGGTAGATATATTTCAGTGCCAAAATATTACAAAAGACTTGAAGAATTAGAACAGAAAATGAAATTTTTTGCTACACGAATCCGTAAAGATCAATGTTTAGATTTAAAACCAAAAGTAAGGCAAAAAAGATATGTTGAATTAGATGGTGAAGGTAAAAAAATATATGAAAAACTCAGAACTACTGCGTTAGCTATTGTGGAAGATAGCACAATATCTTTTTCAAATAAACTTACAGAAATTATTAAGTTGCATCAAGTTTGCAATGGGTTTACAAAGGATGACGATGGTCAGATACTTCAATTACACGAATATAAGTTACGAGCGTTGGAAGAGACTCTCGAAGAAATAGACGGCAAAGTTATAATTTGGGCAAACTACATTTACAACATTCATGAAATAATAAAATTTTTAGAAAAAAAATATGGTAAAGAATCTGTAGTAAGTATATATGGGGCAGTAGATGTTAAAACTCGTAAAGAAGCTGTTAGAAAAATACAAGAAGATTCAAACACACGTTTTTTGGTGGGTAATCCAACAACAGGAGGATTTGGCCTTACTCTTACTGCTGTTAACACTGTTATTTATTTCTCTAATAATTACAATTTAGAAGTGAGAAAACAATCAGAAGACCGTGCTCATAGAATGGGCCAAAAAGGAACTGTTGTTTATATTGATATTGTAGCAAGAAATACATTAGATGAGGCTATCATGAAGTCTTTGACAAGCAAAGGACAGATAGCTGCTAAAACATTAGGTGAAGAAGATTTAAGGGATTGGTTATTATGATAGAAGCATTAATATTATTAGATATTGCGTTAATTACTATTTATTATTTAACTCATTAAATCTCTCAACTCTTTGAAGGAACTTATCAGCGTATTCCTTCAAATCAGCCTCTGAGAGCCTGAACTCCTGATATTGGAGGTCTCGGGTACAAATACTAATTACCCCCTGCTCTATGGGCCCGTAATTAGCTGTATGGGCTAAATAATAGGCACCTAGCTGTAGTTTATAATCCTCAACCCACTCTTCTTTTTTTGGTCTATTTGATTGTTTCCAATCAATAATACTTGGTTTTCCATACGCAACTGCAGTCAAATCACATGTCCCTGCATATTTATTTTGATATTCAAGGCTTATTTCATTACCCCAAACTTCATCAATTTTAATATTATCTAGTATAGTTTTAGCCATCATTCGCGGCTTTGTTCCTTCTTCCATTGCATTGTAGTAACCTTGGCCATTTAGAGTGTATTCTAAGACTTGATGCATCTCAGTTCCGATGGTGCTGGCCTGCTGCATAATTCTATCAGCCTCCGTTTCTCCTACTTTTCTACGCCAATTATCTAAAAATCTTCTATCTTTAGTTGCACTTAAAATAGTCGTAACACTTGGAACTTTGACATTATCTACCAAGTATTTTCTTCCTGTTGTGTCTGAGAATCTATTATAATGTTTGTAAGGATATTTCCTAACTAATTTCATCTGTAGTTAATACTACATATGATTTGAAAGTACAGCTAAAAGAATTGCACCTAATCCACCTATAATCCATTTTTCTAATCTAGCAATACGTGCTTCCATTCTATCGATGCGATCAAATGTTTGTCTTTGCATTAGTCTGCAAATTTTTTCATGATGCTCAATTTTTTGTATTGCTGATTTTCTAGCCATTACGTTTGTCTCCTTGCTGCTATTTGTGCACTCAATGGATCATTTGGAAATAATGCAGATACTTGTTGCGGTGTCACTTGTCCGGTAGCCATTGGCATTTGTGGATTAGGCATTGAAACTTGTGGCATGTTTACATTTGGTTCAGCTCCTACTTCACCTTTATTTTCTTCTGATTCAACTAAAAAATTAGCATTAAATTCTTTTTTAGCTTGTAAACCACCTTCAATGAAATTTGCTTCTTCAGCTTGTTCTTCATTAGGAGCTTTCATAACTTCCTCATCATACATCCTTGCAATGGTTGAGAAAGGTAGATTGTCTCCATCTTCACCATAATTTGGTTTTACTAATTCAACATCCTTTGAATTTAAATATTCAGTAATTGCCTGCAAATCTATATTGTCAGGATCTACAGGTACAAAATCATCATCATCACCGAAAGCTTTATTCATAAATCTAGCAAAAGCCTCTCTCTTAAGTCTTAAACCTGCAAGATAAGCTTTAGGAGTAATTACACCAGCTTGTGTTGTTCCAAAGGCTTTACCTCCTTTTAGAATTGCTTCTACTTCTTT